AGATCGTCGTCAAGATGACCGCGCCGAAGGGTGCCACGCAGACCAGCGACGACGACACCATCAAGGCGATGAAGAAGCAGCACGAGCAGGAAGCCGCTGGCCAGGAGCGCCTCGACGCAGGCGAGCAGGACACCCCGCTCAAGGCGCTGACGCGAGGCGTCAAGGCCAAGGCCAAGCGCCAGCTCGCTGCCTGAATCGCCCTGTCCGCCGGTTTACCTTTCCTGCAACCACAGTTGCGCTCGTTGGTTTCCTGAACTACCCTTCAGGCCACGCAAAAAACAGGTTTACCGGGCGCCATTGGTGTTCGCTTTGCGTCGACGTTCGCGTTCCCTCCCTCGGAGCGTCGACCGTGCCGGGCTATCTCCTTCCGACTGTTCTGCCGGCACCTTGGACACCGACTCCCAGCCCTTTACCCAGGGCCGGGCGCCTTCTTTCTTTTCTGGAGACGACATGCACCCATCCGATCTCAACGGCCCCGGCAAGTACGACGACATCACGACCCTCGTGCGCGAGGTCACCGAAGCCCAGGGCGTGGCGGTGATCGTCGTCGGCGGCAACAAGGGCCAGGGCTTCTCGGTGCAAGGCTCCGACCGCTTCATCGAGCGCCTGCCGGACGTCCTCGAGGACATGGCCCGCAGCATCCGCGCGCAGGCACAAGCCGCTTCCCCTGCAGCCGAGCAGACGGTCTATGTCGACTGCGGCGAGTGCCCACGCATCAGCACCGGCTGCAAGGATCGTTGCGCCAAAGCAGATCGGATCGAACCATGAGCCAGCGACCTCCGCGCTACGTCTACATCCCCGAGACACCCGGCGGCACGCCTTGCACTTGGCTGGAGTCCGCCACCGAGGACGAGGCCTGGGCAAAGCTGCTGGAGGACGCGAAGCACATGCCCTACAAGACCCGCGAGGGCTTCGAGCGGCGTGGCTACACCGTGGTGCGGTGGGAGTGCTCGCAGCGACTGCAAAGGGCCGACTGACATGCGCCACCCACACCCCTACCGCAAGGGCTTGCCCGAGGTGCCCACCACCATGAGGCCGCTGCCCATCGATTGGCGCGGCTTTCCGGTGCCTTTCTTCGTAGCGTGGATCAAGGGCTCGCCCGACCACCGCGTCGTCGAGCCCATCAAGCTCATGCGCTGCGTGCGCGATGGTCTGTGCTGGATCTGCGGCCGGCCGTTGATCGCGCCCGCGGTGTGCGTCGTCGGCCCGATGTGTGGCGTCAACCACGTGAGCAGCGAGCCGCCGTCGCACGAGGCCTGTGCGCGGTTCTCTGTGCAGGCGTGCCCTTTCCTGTCCAGGCCGCACGCACACCGGCGCGAGGCCGGCCTGCCCGATGTGCCGCTCGTCGAGGCACCGGGCGCGATGCTGATGCACAACCCAGGCATGTCGCTGCTGTGGTGGACGAGCCGCGTCGAGGCCTTCAAGGTCGGCCGCGTCAAGGGCAGTCACAACCTTCTGTTCGACATCGGCGACCCGCTGAAGGTCGAGTGGTGGACTGAGGGCCGGCCGGCCACGCGTGACGAGGCAGAGCAGGCCATCGTCGTCGGCCTGCCTAGGCTCGAGGCTGCTTGCGAGGGCCGTGAGAACGAGCTGGCCGTGCTGCACCAGCAGGCCGGTGTGCTGCGGCGGTGGTTGCCGGCCGAGGCCGCGCCATGATGCGCGGCCCCATCGTTCGGGTGCTGATCCGCTGTGACGGCACCACCGAGAAGCTGCCGGGGCCGGTCAGCGTCCGCGAGATCTGCACGCTGATCGGCGCGGCCACCCTCGACACGGTCAACCTGCGCCACATGGGCGACCCGCTGCACGTGATGTGCGTCGATGACCTCGGCTACGACATCAAGGCCATCGTCGACGACGACGCGACGCTGCTGGTGCCCATGAGCGCACGCAAGCCCGTGAACGTCGAGGCCACGCGCCTCTACCACCTGAACTGCCAGCCAGGCACGACGCACCAGATCGTCGGTGACGTGGTGATCCTGCCCGACGAGGACTTCGCACCGTGAGCGGCCTCGCCACCTACGTGCTCGACGGTCACGAGCCGGTTCTCTGTGATGACATGACGCAATGGGGTTTGTTCCTGCGCGATGGTCCGCGCTGGGTCGCTCGCACTGAACTGCTCGACGGCTCGGTCGTCTCGACGGTGTTCCTCGGCATCGACCACAACTGGAGCGGCAGCGGCCCGCCGGTGCTGTTCGAGTCGGCACTACTCATTCACGAGGATGCGCAAACCACAGACCGTGAGTGGTGCCACATCCGCCGCCGCTATTGCACCTGGGCCGAGGCCGAGGTCGGGCACATCGAACTGTGCGAGCAGATCGCCCACGCGCTGCCGGCCTGGAAGGCGAAGGCCTCGACGTGAAGACCTCCTACACGTGCGCCGACGCGCGCTGCCCCAAGTGCCAAGCGAAGCTGACCGGCGCGACCGACCCGAGCAGCCAGGCCGCCCCTGCGCCCGACGACCTCAGCGTGTGCGCGTACTGCGGCGCGCTGCTGATCTTCAACAACGACCTGACCCTGCGCGAGGCTCTGCGTGATGACCTGGCGAGCCTCACGCCCGAGATGGCCTTGAAGCTCGGCCTGATCGTCGGAGCCGTGCACCTGAGACTGAGAGAGGAACGCGATGGAAACCATTGACGATCAAGCTGAAGCCGAGAAGCTGCGCCAGGTGCGCGCCATCATCGAGGACACCCTGCGCGAGTTCGACGTCTGCGCCAGTGTCCACCTGGCAGGGCGCGGTCGCCTCGAGAACTTCCTGCATGTGACGGCGAGCTGGTCGAACCTTTTCCTCGTGGAAGTGCCGGGCGGTGTCGTGCTGCGGCTGCGGTCGAAACTGGCTGACTACAAGGGCGACAAGGAAGCGCAGCGCCGCGATCAGGAATGGAGCGTGGGGGTGGTGTCAGGCATGGCTATCGCGCTGGGCCAGAGCGCGATGGCAATGCTGGATGCCTCCGACCAGTTCGACAAGCTCACCGGCGCAGAGCACACGCCCATGCGCCGCGACGACCCGAGAGACGAGCCATGAGCGCCGGTTGGTTTGGCCCGCGCTACGGCGCACTCTACGAGCGGGACAGCGACCCGGTGCCGACGCCGGTAGGCGATGAGTGCATCCACTGCGGCGAAGCCATCGTCGAAGGCGACGGCGGATTCGTGAACCCGTCCGCTCACTACGAGTGCTTCTTTCGCAGCATCGTCGGCGGCGTCAATCACCAGCTGGGCCGATGCACATGCTGCGGCGGCACGCTGCCACCAGACCCGCCGGAACTTTCGGCGCGCGAGGCCGCCCGCAAAGCCGTCAAGCTGTGGCAGCGCAAGAACCCCATCAACTACCAGGGGTCGCGCGACGACCCGAGCGAGCCATGAAGGGCAAGCCCGCACCGGCGGGCTTCATGAACATCAACACCGAGGGCCTGTCGAAGCTCATGCGCCGCGCGCCGTTTCGCGAGCGCGTGAAGATGGAAACCCTGCACCGCGAACTGCAGCAGGCATTCACCGCGGCCCTGGTGCCGCCTGAGAACGAACCGGCCGGCGTGATGCTCGGGATCTTCAAGTACGTCGACGAGGCCGTCGAGCAGATGAAGCTGCACGACAAAAGCGCGCCCGACATCAAGTGCCGCCGCGGCTGCTCGGCCTGCTGTCACCTGCATGTGAGCGTGACACGCCCCGAGGCAGAGATCGCGCTCGAAGCGGCCCAGGATGCCGCCTGGCCGATCGACATGGAACTCTTGCGCACGCAGGCGACGAGGCGCGATGACAAGGAATGGCAAGACCTGCCGCACGAGTTGCGCCCCTGCGTGTTCCTGACACCGGCGGGCGTGTGCGCGATCTACGAATACCGGCCGCTCGCCTGCCGCCGCTACTTCGTTGTCTCAGACCCGGCCGACTGCGACAGCCTGCACAAGCCAGGGCAGGAGGTGCTGCAGCTGGTCGACGTGCATTCTGAGATCGCGAGCAGCGCGGCGCTGGAGGTCTTCGAGTCGGGCACGTTCGCGGCGATGCTGTTGGCGGAGCTGGAGCGCGAGCGCCATGCCGACGAGTGACGACCTGCAGGCTCTGCGCTTCAAGTTCGTCGCCTTGCTCGCGGTAGCGCCGGATCTGCAGAAGAGGGCGAAGGCCGCCGTATGGCTGGCACGCACCGCCATGTTTCTCGGCCTGGCCACGGCGATCTGCCAGGGCGTTTTCTTGAGCGCCGTCCCACTCGTCGCCATGGCCCAGGGCTGTTTCATTTGTGCGCTGCTCTGTACCGGGACCAAGCTCCTGATCCTGGCCGAACGCCATGCGATGAAGGTGGAGGGCTTGATCGCCGGCTGGTCGCTTGAGCTGGCCAGGTGCGACAGCCTGCTGGCCGAAGTGCGAGAGCTGGAGCGCCAGCTCATGCAGTCATGACCATGACGCTCAGCCAGCTCGCTGCGCACGTTGAGGCACTGCAGCGCAAGTACGGCGACGTGCCGGTGGTGCTGTGGGATCTCGACACCGGCTGGTATTTCGCGATGACGACCTCGAGCTGGGAAGCCCAGCGCATGGATGACGGAACCGTGCGTGTGAGCGTCGGCCCGAACTCCTGGGGCGACCCGACCGCACCAGCGCCGACCGAACGCCCGCTGCCATGAGCCAGCCGATGCACGTCTGGACGCTGTTCGAGCACCCAAAAGACGCGCCCGACTTCTACGTGCTGCGCCTGTTCGTGTGCACCGCCGGGTGTGCTTTTCCGACCACCTCGGCCCACTTCGCCCTCGACCCTGAGCCCTTGCGCGACCTGATGCGCCGCCGCGGCCTCACCTGCATCACGCGCTCGCCGGACGACGAACCGCAGATCGTCGAGGTCTGGCTGTAGTTCCGCCTATCACGGATTCGGCCGATTCCGCGAAAGCGCTCCGGCCAGCGTGAGAAAGTGCCAATGCCTCCAGAACGCGCCAGAAAGGCCGCTGTTCCATTGGTACACCTTCAGCCACCCGCGCCCATAAAAAAGTTATCCCGCGCTCCTGTGGCTGTTCACATTCTGTCCACAGGTGACGTCATAGGGTGAAGTGCGCCATTGGCACAGTTTGTCCACACCTGTGCATAACCACGTGTGCGGGCGCTCACGTGGTTAGGTGCTTACCCTAGGTCGAGAGGCCAGCGACCAGCTTGGCCAGCATCACCGGGTGCGTCTCGATGAGAGAGAGCAGCACCCGAGCCGCTCGGTCTGGCTCGCGTCGGCCGGTTTCCCAGTTCCTGACCGCGGCCACGTCGAGCCCATACGTGCCAGCAAACGCCTCCCGCGTCAAGCCCGAGGCCTTGCGTGCGCGGAGCGCAAGCAGTGGCTGTTCGACGACTGGAGCCGGCGTGTTCATGGACGTTTTGATTGTGCAGGCCTCTCGTCGAGCTGCTGGCCTTGCTGAAACCGCGGGACATCGGGCGGGAACCGATGGCCGTCATCCCTTCAATTCATTGCGCACTATTGCATGCGTCCTGCTGTGCATTGCGTTTAATTGCAGAAACACCAGTATAGTTAAGGGGACTGCTGTAAACGTTGGTTTTTTCAGACTCTCTGCTAAGGGAGTGTGTGGGCCAAAACCTGCACCGTGAGTTCGAATCTCACCGGCTCCGCCAATTAAATCAACAAGTTAGACAAGGATAGGCAGCAGTCCCGACCCGGCGGCCCCGGGGTCCAGGGGAACAAGGCTGGGGTTAACCCGCAAAAGCCTTTTTCCCCCATGGAAGGGAACTTGTATGCACGACCAAACCGCCATCCCGCAGGGCGCTCCACGCGGGCGCAAGCGCCGCTCCGCCGGCCGGCCCATGGACCTCGGCAAGATCGCCAAGCGCGAAGCGGTGCCGCTGACGCTGCGCGAGCTGTGCCAGCTCTACACCACGAAGAACGCGAACGAGCGCGACATGGAGATGCACCTGCGCAAGTGGCTCGACGACTTCGGCCTGGCCGAGCGCAGCGCCTGGAGCATCACCACCGAGGAACTCGTCAACGGCTACACCGCGATGACCGAGGACATGGGCTACGCCCAGGCCACCGCCAACCGCGACCTCTCGGGCTTCGGCACGCTGTTCATCTTCGCCCACGACCAGAAGCTCTGCGCCGCCGACTTCGTCTCGCCGACCCTGGCCATCCGCCGCAAGACCTGCGACATCCGCTACGTCGAGCCGGCCAAGCCCGGCGAATGGGACCTGATGCGGCGCACGGCGCGCCTGTGCGGCGACGCGCTGTTCACCGCCTTCGTCTGGCTGATCATGGACAGCGGCGCGCGCCGCAGCGAGATCACCGACCGACGCTGGGACGAGTTCCACCTCGATGCCGCCGAAGGCCCGCACATCGTGCTGCTCGACACCAAGACCGACAAGCCGCGCCGCATCTATTTCAGCCAGGACACCGCCGCGCTGATCCGCCGCCTGCGCCCGACCGAGCGCTACCGCCACGAACTCGCCTTCGCGGGCCGCGGCGGCGTGCCGCGCACGTTCCAGCAAGCCTGGAAGCGCTACGCCGAGCGCATCGGCCGCCCCGGGCTGCACGTGCACGACCTGCGCCACATGGTCGCCGCCGAGCTGCTCAAGGCCGGCAAGGGCATGAGCCAGGTCGCCAGCTTGCTCGGGCACTCGACGCTGGTGCTGCACACCCGCTACGGCCACCTCGACGATGCCGGCGTGCGCAACATGCAGGCCGAGCGCCTCGGGCTCGACGTGCTGCCCGCGCCGGAGTTCCCGCCGGTGGCCGAGGCGCGCCGGCGCCAGGCCGAGCGCGACGCGAGCGCACCGGGCGAAGCGGCAGCCGAGGCGCAGCGCCTGCACCTGATCGCCCAGGAAGCCATGGCCGCCGCGATGGCCGCCGCCCAGGCCCTGGCCAGCATGCGCAACGGTGCGACCACCGGAGTCCAGGCATGAAGCGCGCCGCCCTGATCCTCGCCGCCAGCGTGGCGCTGGCCGGCTGCGCCACCAAGATGCAGGCCGCCGCCGATCTCGAGCAGGCCCAGCGCATCGTGCCGACCTGCGCGGCCGGCGCCGACTGCGATGCGAAGTGGGACGCCGCCCAGCGCTGGGTCGTGAAGAACGCCGGCTTCACCCTGCAGACCGCGACGCCGCAGCTGCTGCAGACGCACGGGCCGGCGCTGATCGGCGGCAGCGCGACCACGCTGCTCGCCGCCACCGTCACGCGCGAGCCGGATCTGCCGGGGCGTTTCCGCATCGTCGCCGACATCAACTGCGGCAACCCCTTCGGCTGCCACCCCGAGTGGCAGTCGGCCCTGCTCGATTTCAACCGCACGGTGAGCGCGGCCCGCGCGCAATGACGAAACCGCCGGCCTGGCAGGTCGATCCCGCCTGGCCGGCGGCGCCCGCATCCGACGAGGATGACGAGGCGCACCGAGATCCCGAACCCGAACCCCAGCAGGGCGACCTGATCGCCCAGGAGCGCCGCACGCTGCGCCAGCGCGTGGCCGCCCTGCACGTCGAGGCCGTGCGCCTGCAATTCAAGCTGCACCACGCGCAGCGCGCCCTGCAGGCCCAGCCCGCGGCCCCCACGCCGAGCCCGGCGCCGCTGCGACGTCGCGGTGGGCGCCCGAGCGAACGGGCGCGCAACGACCGGCTGCTGGCCCTGTACCACACCACCGCGGCCCACCTGCCGCACCTGCAGCGCTGCCGCCAGGCCGCGCAGATGCTGGCCACCGAGGTGGCGGCGAGTGCCGGCCTCGCGCCCGAGCGTGCCCGCGTGATGCCGGCCACCACGGCGCGCGACGCCATCGCCGAAGCCGAGCGCCACCGAGCCGCGCTCGGGCTGCCGCCGCTCTGACCTGCTGCAAGGAAGCATCTAAGTAGCGTCTATTCAGACTGCGTGGCGTGCTTCACGTGAAACCGGTGGACAGCCGGCGAACAACCTCCGGGAGGGGTTTTCCGCCGGTGGGAAATGGCCTAGGCTCTCGCAATAGGGCGCAAGTTGGCGCACGCTTGGCACCGGCTGATCTGCTGTCGGCCCTTGTTTCCCGCAGGGAGGCGCCAAACCGTCGCACTCCCTGCGGGCCTTTTAAAACATGGAGCGCAACAAACCATGAGCACCCTGCAGAACAAACCCGCAGACACCATCGACGAGTGGCTGTCCTTCGACGACGCCTACGAGGCCTTCGTCACCGCCAACCCCATGCTCGGCCTGGGCAGTGGCCAGTGGGCCAGCATCAACCTGCGCCGCAACTTCGGCGAGCGCCTGCTGGCCACCGGCGCCGTGCGCCAGCTGGTGAACCGCCGCTGGATCGCCCACCGCGACCAGTTCGGCCCGGCCCTGTTCGCGCTGCTGACGCGCGCCCCGACCGAGATCCTCGAGAAGGCGGAGGCCCGCCAGGCTACAGCGGGGCAGTCATGAGCGCCGCGCGCTTCGAGGCCACGGCCGCCCCGGCGCTGATCCCGCTGCCGGCGGTGATGCTGATCACCGGCTACGGCCGCAGCATGGTCTACGAGGCGATGGTCAAGCAGCTGCTGCCGCGCCCGGTGAAGCTCGGTCGCGCGAGCCGCTGGCCCGAGCACGAGGTGCTGGCGGTGCAGGCCGCCATCGTGCGCGGCGACGACGAGGGCATGCGTCGCGCGCTCGTCCGCCAACTGCGCGCCCAGCGCGGCGGCCCCACGCTGACGCTGCTGCGCGTCTGAGCGGTTCTCAGTGCGCCGCGTCGGGCTGCGCTGCGCCGCTGCCGTTGAGCGAGGCCGGTGGCTGGGCGGCGGCCTTCTTGGCGCGGCTTGGGCGCGTGGCGGCAGGCGCCTCGGGCGGGATCTCCACCGTCTGCAGCGGCTTGTCCTGTTCGACGCGCTGCTGCTCCATGTTGACGATCAGCGGCCCGGCCTCGTCATACGGGCAGGCGCCCAGCGCGCGGCGGATGTAGGCCAGGCCGGCCTCGGTGAACTGGATGGTGTATGTCTTCTGCTGCATGGTCTGCTTTCTCCGTTGGAAATGTGAACTTTCATAGCCAGTGCGCTTTGAGCACGACGCGCCAATTCGCCGGGGTGACCGCCGAATAGGTGCCATTCGTTTTATCGCGCACCGCGGGTGCCACGCCCGTCGAGGGCGTGGGGATAAAGAGAAACGAGACGCTGCTCGTGTTGGCCAGCAGCCCGACCTCGCGCGTGGTGTCGCTGACATCGTTCTTGAGGATGACCTCATCGCCCACCGCATAGCCGAGCTCGGCCACCTTGCAGCGCAGCACCGCCTGAAAGACATCCGGCGCGCGGGTGCCGCCGTGTGTGGCCGCGGTCTGACTCAGCGAGGTCGGGGTCGCCTGTTCGGCCGATTCAAAGCGCGTGATGTGCCCCGCGACGCGCAGGAAACCCGAGCCGCGGGCGATGCTCACGTGCCCGGCTTGCAAGAGATCGAGGGTCGGCCCGCCACCATTGCCGAAGATCAGGCGATCTGGTGAACTCGCGTGCGCGCTGCCGTACAGCTGCACATACCCGCCATTGAGCGCGCTGCGCCCGCCGAAGATGCTATAGGCGCCGGTATTGCTGTAACCCGCGATGTCCTGCACGCCTCCAATCTTCCCGCCGCCCACCATGTCGATGCGGAAGCCCGGCGCGGCCGGCCCGTTCAGGCCCAGATTGCCCACGTTGTCGAGCCGCATGTGCTCGGTGTAGCCCTCGAGGCCGATGTTGCTGCTAGACGCAAATACCAGCGCGCTGGAACCCGGATAGAGGATGCTCGGGAACCCGCTGCCGTTCGATGCCGAGACAAGCGACACCCATTTGCTGCCGTCCTGCGAGTGCACTGCGATCAGGGCCGGGTTGTCGGTGGCCGACTTGACTTGCAGTGTCGAGCCCAGCGTCGGCAGGCCCAGCGCGGGCGCGCCACCGACACCGACGCTGCCCATCGGGAAATAAACGCTGTTCACCGCCATGCCGGCGCGGTCGACCGTCAGCCAGTCCTGGCCCGTAGAAAACCCATCGTTGTGCAGCACGAAGTGCATCGCCGAGTTGTCGGCGTATTGGCTCCATGCCTTGCTGTCGGCCGCACCGGCTGCGTTGAGCAAAGACATCACCGGAAAGCCTGCAATCGTTCCCAGGTCAACGGCTGTCACGATCGGCGTGGGGAAGATCGCCCCGCGCGTGCGCGTAGGCCCGAGGTTTTCGATGCCGGCGACCGGCAGCGACCAAGTGCCGGACCCCACGAGCAAGCGGCCGATGCTGTCGAGGCGCGCCACCTCGCGGCGTGACGTGCTGCCCGCGGGGGTTGTCTGCAACGAAATGATCGAGGGAATCGAGCCGGCAGCGGCTGCGCTTTCGAGTTGGATCTGCACCGAGCCCACGCCGAAGAAGTTTGCACCGTCCGCAGTTCCCTGACCCACCAGCGTCAGCAGCCCGGCAAAGTTTGCAGTAGCAGCAGGCGCGGCAAGCGTGCCCCCATAGGAGCGCCCAGCAACGGTGTTGTTACCGCCATACGTTGCTGTTTGAAGCGCGACGTTGGTGCCCGATGCCACGTCAGCCGCCACCCATGCTCGCGCGCCCGGCACCGCCGATAAGCCACCCAGGTGCAGGTTACCCACGCTGTCGAAACGCGCCACCTCGCGCCGCGAGATGCTGCCCGCTGGGGTCGTTTGAATCGAAACAAGCGTCGGCTGTGAGGCGGCCGTCGCGGTCGCTTCCAGGAGCATCTGCACGGAAGCGGTCGGGTTGAATGCCACCCCATCGAAGGTGCTGGCGCCCACCAGTGAAACGAGGCCGGCAAAAGCAGGAGTCGCTGCAGGCGCTGCCGGCGTGCCACCGATCGAGCGCCCTTGAATGACGTTGTTGCCGTAGGTCGCGGCAATGATGGAGAAGGCCGTTCCTGCCGCCGCTTCTGCCTGGAAGTAGCTCCTCGCGTTCGTCAGTGCTGGCGGCATCAAGCCGCCCACACTCAATTTGCCCTCAATGTTGAGATTGCCCGTCAGCGTGCCACCCGAGAGCGGCAGGTAAGCCGCGCCGGCGCTAATCAGATCCCAGGTCGCGCCGTTGTAGGCGAGTTGGTTGCCCGGCGCGACGGTGGCGCCGCCCGGCAGGCCCCACGATGCATGTGCGAGGCCGTTGCCGGTGTTGATGAAGTAGTCGCCCGCGAGGTAGCTGCCCGCCGGCAGCGCCGCGGTCGCGTCCGCGGTGCCACGGTAGCGCCCGGTTGTGATCGAGATCATCGTCGGGTCGACCTTGCCGGTCGAATTCAGCGCGACCAGTTTGTTCGCATCGGCCGCGCCGGTTGACACGTTCACCGCGACTGGCAGCATCGAGGCGTGCACCTTGCCATTCGACGACAGGGCGACCAGTTTGCCCGCATCGGCCGGGCCGACCGAACTGCTCACCGAGGGCGGCAGCGGGATGATGTCGGCCGCCAGCTTGCCATCGGCACCCATGCGCGGCACCTTGTTCGGTGCCGAGGCGACCGACACGTCTGCCAGCTGGAGAAACGCCGCCGCGGCCTCGGCAGCGGTGAGGTACTCAGGCGGAATGATCGGCTCGGCCGCGACGAAGGGCAGCGCAGAGTAAAGCGCCGCGCCGTTGCCAACTTTCATCTTGACGAGCGAACCGGCGCGCTCGAGCACCAGCTCGCCGTCGCCGATAACGAGATCATGCGCAGCCCAGTCGGTGGTCGTGCCAATCAGCAGCTTGGTGCGAGCGAGGATGTCGGCCATGGTGCGGCCCCTTTCAGACGAAGACCACCGGGAAGGCCGGCGTTCCTGGGTTGGTGAAGTCGGGGCCGTGTGATGCTGGCCAGCCGCCGAGGATGTAGTCGACCGAGGGCACGGCCGGCGTGCCGCCGACGATCCATGTGTTGCTGACCGGCAGGTAGTCGCCCGCGCTGGGCTGGTATTCGGCCGAGACGCGCACGCGCCAATACCAGAGCCGATGCACCGGCAGCAGCTCGGCCTGCAGGTCGGAGCAGAAGCGCACCAGGGTCGGCGTGGTGTCTTCACCTTGCGCGCTCGCGTGCAGGCCGGGCAGCTTGATCTCGATCCAGTCATCCCAGGCGAAGGTATTCACCCAGGAGAGCCACGACGCATATTCGTCCTGTCGGATGACGAAAACGAGCGACAGCATCGTCGGCAGGTTGCGGAATGAGCGCCGCTGGCGCGAGTTGCCGGCGGTCATCGGCGTGCGCACCAGGCCGGCCGAGAGCGCCGCGCTGTGGCCCTCGATGCGCGAGACACACGGGAAATCGAGCGGGTAGGCGTTGCTCATGTCTGCGGCTCCACTTGGGGCACCGGGTCGAGCAGGTGCGCCGCTGCACCGGCCCACACCGCCGGCTCGTAGTTCGTCGCCTGGATGACCACCGTGTCGCCCTGCGGCTGCATTGCGGTCACCGTCCAATCAGTAATTTCCTTGCCGTCGATGCCGAACGACACCGAGGTCGGCTCCATGCCGTCGCGCGCTGTCGACGGAACGAAGGGCAGCGCCGGCACCACGACTTGCCACGCTTGAGCGCCTGGGGTCACGCCATGGATCACATGCGGCACGCCCATCTGGTCGCGCAGCTGCAGCGCGTGCGCTTCGCCCTCGGCCCACTCGAGCGAGTTGTCGAGCGTGAGCAGCAGGCCGGCCACGCCCACCACGCGCGCCCCCTGGGCCCAGCGCGGCATGCCGGCCTGCACCCCGATGCGGTCGCCCGGCAGGCAATTCAGACCCTCGAGCTCGGTGCCGAATGAGATCGCGGTGCGCTGCAGGCGGCGGCGGTTCTGCGCGAGCGTGGCGTGCTGCTGCGCGACCGCGGCATCTGTGCACCCGAACAGGCTCACAGTCTCATAGTCGGGCGCGCCCAGCGGCTCGAAAATGGCGGCGGCGCTGAATGTGCGCGGGTCGCGATACTCGACGCGCGAGCCCATCGGCGTGCCGTCGCGGTCGAATCCGTGCGTGATCTGCAGCGAGCCGGTGACGATGTTTGCGTCGGTGAACATTTGCGAGCGCACCGGCTGCACGCCGTCCTGCATCAGCGACATGCGCGTGCCCACGGGCAGGGGCGCCGCGCTAACCGTTTGCACCGAGAGCGAGAGTGCCTCCCACACCGTCGAGGGCTGGTCGAACACCGCATTAAAGCCGTTGTGCGCCGCCCAGCGTGCCCGCGCAGCGTTGAGGGCGGCCAGGTCGAGCTCGTCGCCATTGCGCGGCCGGTTGCCGCCGTAGCGCGCACACACGATGTCAGCGAAGGCATCGGCCGGGTTCGATGTCGGGGCAAGCGCGCCACCGCCCGGGGGCTGCAGCTTGCGCGTAACCCGAAAGCGGATGCTCGACGCCGCATCGCTGGCGATGCCGTTGGAGGCGCGCAGCTTGACCGCGGCCATCGTCACATTGCCGTACACCGGGCGGGCCGGCGTCGGCGGCGAAAGCGCGAACTTGAGGCCTGTCCAGTTCAAACGCTCGCTGGTGGTGGCCCGGCCGTCGCTGTTGTTCTTGCGCGCGACGCGCACGAGGTAGCGGCCCAGCGGGAGAAGGTATTTCTTGGTGAAGCGCAGCGAGGTGTTTGTCGCTCCGACAAAGTTCTGATCGAACGAGACGACCGGCCCGGTGGTCGCGCCTGCATCGTTGATCGGCTGGTACTCAACCGTTACGACGACCTCGCGCCCGCCCAGGTTGCCGGCGTTGTCCATGATGTACAGGCCATTGCCAAACACGAAGTCGAGCTCGAGCGAGGTGCCGGCCTGCCCGGCCTTGGATGTCTCGAAAGGGCCGACCCACTTGGTGATGCCGATGGTGGCCGCGCCCGGCGCCGGGACAATCGAACCTGGCGGGATCGGTGCGGCCGGGTCATATTCCGATGCAATGAGTGTCGTCACGTCATACGAGGTGACGTCGCCGCCGCTGTCGCCGCCGTTGTAAAACGAAAAGCCGGTGGTCGCTTCTACTGCGACACCAATTGCGGGATTGGGCGGCAGGATGGCGAGCCGCTCTTGATCGCTGCCTGCGAGAAGCAGGTCATAAACCGGCGGGAAGGCCGGCGCCGTTTCGGGTGGCACCCGGACATACCGCACGCCGCTCGCCCTCCAGTACCACGTGCTGGGCGTGTTGTTGCTCGCGGCGTTAGGTGGCAGCAGCTCCTGATCGGACACGTCCACCGAGGTCACCACGTTCTCGCGCACGCCGGTCGCGGCCTCGATCACCCCGAGCGTTGAGGCATGCTCGCTCGGGCTGAAGATGCGATAGCTGACGATCTCCGGCGGCAGCACGCTCGCGTCGGAGTCGCCGAGCGTCATGGTGTGCACCACACACTCGCCCTGGCCGATGCAAAGCAGCGCGTGCAGGAATTGCTCGTTGTTGATGTATTCGGTGTAAGGCTGCGCCGCGTAGTCTGGGAGCGCGAACACCGTGCCATAAAACACCGGGATCGGCTCACCCAGGCGCGCCGAGTTGCGCGGCGGCGCGATGCCGTAGACCTGCGAAGGGCTCGGCGTGTTGCCGGCCTTCGGTTTGTTCGGCGCAAAGATCCGGCTGATGACATAGCCGATGGCCGCCGAGATCAGCGCCTGGATGATGAAATAACCGATCTCGTAGCCCGAGCCCGGCTTAAACGCGACCAGCACCTCGTCGCGTGCTTGCGTGCGGTAGCTGTGATCCGTCAGCAGCTGCCCGTTGATCCACACCTCGCGCGTGCAGCGGCCCGGCGCCGGCTCGTTTTCGTCGAGCCAGTCGAGCAGCGAGACGCCATCGGCCAAGTCGACCCGGCGCCGCCGCGACGTGTCGAGTGGGTTGTGAAGGATGACTAGCCGCGCCATGCGTACCACCCGCAATCAGGGTAGGCCTGCGTCCACAGGCCGACCGGCCAGGCCACCACGCCCGACGACCGCCCCGCGTGCAGCACGCGCCCGGCCAGCACAAAACCCGCATGCGCCGCGCGCTCGCTGTAGGCGATGGCGCCGTCGACCGGCTCGGCCAGGCGCTCGGTGCGGGCCCGGGATTCGTTGCCCATCAGCTCGCGCTGCTGGCGGCGTGTCATGTCTCGCGAGCACCAATCGGGCGGCACCTTGCACCCGAAGCGATCCGCCAGCACCAGCACCAGGCCCCAGCAATCGTAGGCATCAGGCCCACGCGCACCGAGCCGCCAGGGCTTGCCGATCAGGTCATCGGTGTGGATGGTGGCGGCCGTGCTCATCGGTCGAGCCCCGGAAAGTTCTGCACGTCATACCAAACACCAGGAAAACGCCGGTTGAGCACGTCACTGCGGCCGGCCACGCCGGTGACCGCATCCTCGGTGATCTGGATCGACTCGAAACTCAGGCGCAGCGGGGCCGACTGCGGCGCGCCCAGGTCGCTGCTCAGAAACTCGCGGTAGGTGCATTCAATGCGCTGCGTCGGGTCGGCGTGGGCGAGCCGCACCAGATCCGCGACAGCCTGGTCGGCGTTCGTCAGCGTTACCTGCATGTCTTGCTGGCCGGCACCGTTGACGGTCGGCAGCACCACCGCAAACGGAAACGGCGTGAAGGTCACCGCGCCGCCGGATTCGAGCACCGCGGCGAAGGGCTGCGGCCACGTGGTCAGGTACTGCCGCGCCGGCCAGGTCGGGTGCCACAGCTCCAGCGTGCGCAGGATGTCCAGCCGCGCAGGGGCCGAGGCGCGGGCGGTCTTGAGTGCGTCGGTCGCCATCAGAACGACGCGGCAGCGCCGCGCCCCACGCCATAGGATTCCTCGAGCGAGCGCGACACGATGTTGCCGCCCTTGCGCAGGTCGGCCGCGATGGCGGCGCGCGTGCGCTCGACGATCACCTCCAGATCGTTCGGCCCGGTCTGCCGCGTGGTCACCGTCGCGTCGGCGTAGTTGTTCACCGTGACGTTCATCTGCGCGGCCTGGGCCTGCACGCCGAGGTTGCCGTCAGCGGCGCGGCGCAGCGGCAGGATGGCCTCGGGCCCGGCCTCGCCCGCGAGCGCCATCGGAAACACCACCGGGCGCGAGATCACGCCGCCGCGGGCGAAGGGGATGACGCCCTCGGCATCGAAGGCCATGCCGGTCGCGGCCGGCGCGGTGCCACCGCCGAAGGCGTTGACGAAGGCGTCGATGATGTATTTCTTCGCCCACAGTTTGAGCAGCTCGGCAATGATCGACTGCACCATGCGCTTGAAGAGTTGCTCGGCGTCGGCTGCGCCATTCCCGAGGTTGGTGAAGAAGCCCTCGGCGCCCTCGGTCAGCACGTCGAGCTCGTCGCGCTGCTTCTCCAGGGTCTTGGTGGTCGTCCCGACCGAGCCGGCCACTTCGAGTTGTGAGCGCGCGTAGGCCTTCTGCGCTTCGGTGCCTTCCTCCAGCCAGTCGGTGAGGATCTGCAGCCGCGTGCCTTCGTCCTCCACGTTGTTCAGCCAGCTCTCGACCTGGCCGTTCAATTCCTTGTAGACGTTGATCTGCCGCAGGGTCTGTTCCTCGGCCGCGGTCAGCACCAGCACGCGCTCGTTCAATGCCTTGTTGGCCTGTTCCTCCACACCCGCGGCGCGGATCAGTTCCTTCCAGCGTGCCTCTTCGGCCTTGCGGTGCGCCTCGGCCGCATCGGCGGCGCGCTTGCTGGCGCCGATCAGATCCTCGGTGGCCTTCGTGCTGGTGGTGGCCACCGGCCCGGCGGCGGCTTCGGTCTTGAACTTGGCGAAGTTGGAGCGCAGGTTCGCGAGCGTGGTGTTCGTCCGCGCTTCGAGTGCGTTGATGTCGTCGACGAGCGCACTGAAGGTGCTGGTGCCGGACGTCAAAGGCTGTGACAGCACCGACATGACGGCACCGATCACCATGCCGAAGGCTTGCAGCGTGGCGCCCGCCTTGAGCGCGAAGCCGTAGACGTTGAGCAACATCTCGCCGATGGCCTCGCCGGTGGAGACAAAGCCGTCGCCGGTGGTGGCCGCGTCGGTGAGCGACTGCGACAGCGCCTGCAGTGCTGGCAACATGCCGGCGGTCAGCTGCGCGCCGACACCGGCCGCGGTCTTCTGCATGCGCGAGAGGTTGTCGTTGAAGGCCTCGGCCGACTTGAGCACGCTGCCCGACACCACGCCGCCGAACTTGTCGGCCTCTCTCGTCAGTTCCTCCAGCGCCTCGCCGCCGGCATTGAGCAGCGGGATCATGTCCGGCCCGATGGCCTTGCCGAACAGCTGCGCCGCGAGCGCGGTCTTCTGCATGCCGTCCGGCATCTTGGCGAACTGGTCGGCGATCTTCTTGAGCGCCTCGACCGCGTTGTCGCCGCCCTCGACGCCGATCTTGCGCAGTACGGCCGCGGCGTCGTTGCCCTTGTCGTCGAGCTGGCCCATGGTCTGCGCCAGCTTGGTGATGGCGGTGTCGAGCTGCTGCGCGCCCACGCCCGACAGGTCGGCGGCGTAGCGCAGGCGCTGCAGGTCTTCGGCGGCGACGCCGATCTTCTGCGCGTCCTTCGAGAGCTGGTCGAAGGAGTCGATCACCTGCTTGATGCCGCCGACGATGGCACCGACCGAGACGGCACCGGCCAGGACCGCGCCGAACTTCTTGATCGCGTCGGCGCTGCTGGCCAGGCGCTTGTCGAGGTTCGCCGTGGCGCGCTCGATCTCGCTGAGCGAACGCGCGGCCTGCGTGCCGTCGACCGTCAGCTTGTAGAGGCGCTCGATGGTGTCGGCCATGGCTCAGGCCCTCACCTGACGGAAGCGCGGCCGGATGGTGATCACCCCGGTGCCGTGCTTGTAGACCTCGCCGGCCACCGCATGCGCGCTGGTGAACTCGGCGACGATGGCGAACTGCTTGAACTCGCTGCGGCGCTTGACGGCACGCGTGGTGGCCGCCAAGAAGCCGAGGTTCTGCGATGACTTCGGCGGGCTGCCCTTGCGGCTGCGCCCGGCGGTGTGCTTGTTCAGGCGGCCGGCGTTGGCGACGGCGCGGTTCACCGCGGTGGCATACGGCACATTCACCGGCACCAGCACCAGCTTGTCGCCGCGTGCCATGGTCTGCGGCGGGTTGGCGCTCGTCACGACGCGGGCCGTGCCACCGCGTGGGATGAATCGCCACTCCCAGGAGGCGCCGACATTGAGCAGGCGCCCGGTGCGCGAGACGGTGCTGCGGCTGATGGCCTGGCGCAGCTCGGTTTCGACCATGCGCATCGCGGCCCGCGCGAGCACGGTGCCGAACAGCACGACGATCTTGCGCTCGGCCTGGTCGATGGGCTTGTTGGTGCGGTTGTCGACCTCGACCAGCTGCGGCGGGTTGCCGAGCTGGATCTGCTGCGCGGTGTCCTCGCGGGCGATGCCGACCAGCATGGCGTGAATGTCGGCCTTGCTCTGCGCGCGGATCTCGGCGCCCAGAGTCTGACGCGAGCTGATCTCGCCGGCCAGGTTGACGCTGCGTGACTTCGGGACCACCAGAGGCATGGGGAAGGCCATGGCGGTCACTCCACCGGCATGCCGCCGCCCATGTACTCGGCCGAGATCCGCCAGGCGCGGAAGCTCGGTTCGTAGTCGTCGATCTCGGCCTGCAGCCCCCAGCCACCGGCGCCGAGGATGATGCTGCGCACCTGCGCATTGAGCGCGCGGGCGGCTTCGTACTCGGTGACCCAGGTGTGCACCTGCAGGGTGGTGTCGACCAGCGGCGCGGGGTCTTCGCACATGTCGATGTAGGCCGCCGCCGAGGCCAGCGAGCGCTGCAGGGTGACCAGCGGCAGGCTGGGCGGCTTCTCGGCCGTCTCCATGGCTTTCCAGCCCCAGCGCACGGCCGCCACGCCGGCCAGGGTGGTTTCGAGCAGCTGGGCGAGTTCGCGCTCGGTGGCCATGCTCAGCGCCCCGGAAACATGCTGCGCAGCGTCTCGGGCGACAGGCTGGCGAGGTCGAGCGCGTCGTCATCGGCCGCCGCGGCCGGCGTGCGCCAGTAGTCCACCCAGCCCTGCACCTCGCGCGCACTCATGCGCTCGACGGTGGTGACCGTCTGGTGCAGGCGCTCGGCGATGGCGAACATGACGCGCAGCTCCGGGGCTAGGCTTTTGGGCCGCCGGCATCCGGCGCGGGCACATCGGTGGGCTCGGCCGGGGCTTCCTCGCGGGCCAGGCCATGCAGGCGCAGCGTCTGCTCCAGGGCCGCGGCAATCGCGCCCGAGAAGCGGCCGGGAAGGGCCAGCAGCGGGCCGTAGCCGATGGGCTGGCCATCCACATGCAGCGAGGCCGCGAGCAGCCTCTCGGCGCTCTGGCCGGGCTTGTCGCTGGCGGCCATGGCCTCGCGCATCTGGCCATAGGGCAGCTCGCGGACGTCGACGACCTGGCCGAGCGTCGCCAGGCCGGCCGGGGCGGTTTCGGTGTGCAGTTCGAACGTCATCACAGCGCCCAGCTGTAGGTCGGCATTTCGGTGAAGACACCGGAACCCGAGAAC